CCCTGATAGAACTGCGCAGAGCACTGAGCAGACCCGATCTAGACTTTGGCCAACGTAGATTTTTTCAAGAGCTGGAGGATCGACATTTGCAACCAACACAGAACAATTTATTGTCAGAATTTAAAGACCACATTGATCAAATTGAAAGTAAATATCATACCAGTCTAGCTGGCCAATTTCAACAGCTTTGGCCCGAACTGGCCAATTGCTTATGAGTCAAACCGAATCTACCTTAGTCAAGACACCCTACAAGAAAACGGCCTTCAACGATCAACAGTTGGCCGAGTTCATAGCCTGTGCTGATCCGATCACTGGTCCACAATACTTTATGGACCATTTCTTTCATATCCAGCATCCAACCAAGGGCAAGATGCTGTATCATCCGTTTGACTATCAAAAACGGCTGATAGACACTTATCACAATCATAGATTCAGTATCAGCATGATGCCGCGACAGACCGGCAAATCAACATCAGCAGCCGGTTATCTGCTCTGGGTGGCCATGTTTCGCCCGGACAGCACTATTCTTATTGCCGCACACAAGTATACCGGCTCGCAGGAAATCATGCAACGCATACGCTATGCGTATGAACTGTGCCCGGACCACATACGAGCCGGTGTTACCAGTTACAACAAAGGCAACTTGGACTTTGAAAACGGCAGTCGCATAGTTTCAACAACCACAACTGAAAATACTGGTCGTGGTATGAGTATATCTTTGCTCTACTGTGACGAGTTTGCATTTGTGCGACCGGGTATTGCCAAAGAATTCTGGACGTCGATCAGCCCTACACTAGCCACTGGTGGTAAGGCCATTATTACTTCAACACCCAACAGTGACGAAGATCAGTTTGCGCTATTATGGAAGGGTGCTCTCAAAACCGAAGATGCCTACGGCAATGCCACTGAAGTGGGCATCAACGGATTCAAGGCCTATCGTAGCTATTGGAACGAACATCCAGACCGTGATGAAAAGTGGGCCGATGAACAGCGAGCACAGTTGGGTGAAGATCGTTTCCGACGTGAAATGGGCTGTGAGTTCATTATCAATGATGAAACCCTGATAGCGCCGGCCAAGCTGTTGGATTTGCAAGGACACGAACCTTTGTATAAGACCGGACAAGTGCGTTGGTATCAGCGTCCTAGAGCTGGCCGCACCTATGTAATTGGACTGGATCCCAGCCTGGGCACCGGTGGTGATCCCAGTGCCATACAGGTATTTGAAGCTGAAACCACAGAACAAGTGGCCGAATGGCGCCACAACAGAACGCCTATACCGGAACAGATTCGCATTTTAGCGGCTATTTGTGCCCACATCAATGAAACAGTCAAGGATCCACAAAAAATCTATTTTAGTATAGAAAACAATACCATTGGCGAAGCTGCATTGATCAGCATTGATGAATACGGTGAAGAAAACATACAGGGCTATTTTCTAAGTGACCCGCACAATGGCGGAAATAAGAGATATCGCAAAGGATTTAACACTACCCACAAGCCCAAGCTGGCGGCCTGTAACAAGTTAAAAACCTTGATCGAGTCTACCCGTATGAAAATACGCAGTCCAAGCCTGGTCAGCGAACTCAAAACCTTTGTGGCTTCTGGTGCAGGCTATGCAGCCAAAATAGGAGAAACTGACGACTTGGTTATGAGCACAGTGCTGACGGTGCGTATGCTACAACTGCTACAAACCTACGATAATAGCATTGATACCCAGCTGAGAGACCACGGAGATAACATAATCCCGCCGATGCCATTCATCAGCGTAAGGCGCTAAATACTCTACTATGGCAGATATTACACCCGCTCGCAAATTGTTTGATCTACTGGTCAGTAGAGATTTTGACCCAGAAATGCTGGACAGTTCCGGCAAGCCTGCTGCTGATCCGGCAGAAACTGAAATCTACAGTTTTGATTTCCGTGCGCATTCCGGCAAGGACTACGGCACAGTGGTAATCATGCTGGGCAACGACAACAACCTNGAAGTTTATTGTTCGGACAATGTGGGCCGCNGCATGGAAGGCACAGACAAAAATGACTGGTTTGCTTTCTTGGAACAGTTGAAAAACTTTGCTGTTAGAAACTTCATGAGCTTTGGCATCAAAAACTTGAATCGCCTGCGTTACAGTATGCAAGGTCAGGCTGCCATCAAAGAAGGCCTGTTTGAATCGTGGACCGGCAATAGAACTACCAGCTGGAACGGTGTGCCAACTGAAGCCAGACTAATGATCCGCCATAAAAAGACGATCAGTGAAGGCGATGCACGTTTCCGCTACATTGAAAGTTTGTTTATCGAAACAGCTGACAGCGAGCGTTACAAGTTGCCATTTACCAGTTTAACCGCTGGCCGTGCCATGTTGGAGCATGTGCGCCAAGGCGGACGTCCGTATGATGCCAGAGGCAATCACATTGCGGAAATAGTTACAGAACTGGCAGTGTTGAGTCGTTTTCGCAGAGCCAATCAAGGACAGATCTTTGAAGGCGACACACAGCAACTGTTAGAACAGGCCAAAGAATACCAAACCAACTTGCAACGCAGTCTCAAAGGTCTTGCCTCCCGAGCTGGTTACACTGCATATTTTGAATCATGGAGCCCAGCTGAAATTTCAGAACAGGATGTAGTGATTGAAAGTTTAAAAAATCTTTTTGTCAAGCAGAGCATTGACACAAGAATCGAGTCGGCACTACCCCTGCTGGCCAAAATACAACAACAAGGAACAGCAATGAAAGAAGCCAATATATTTGAATCCTGGGCCGCCCGCTTGGTAGAAGGTACCTGGGCCTTGCCCGACACACCAGAAAAACAAGATCAACTGGTCACACTGTTGAGCACAGATTTGCCAGTAGGAGCTGATGCGACCAATGCCACAGAACAACTGTATGACCTTGTGGGCGATGATCACTTGTTTGATCAACTGTTGGATTTGGCCGAAACAGATGCCAATGCTGATGCTCGTCAAGTGGTCATTGATCGCTTGCAAGAACTCAGCGAATTTCCTGAAGTGCGTAAAGTGTTAGATCAGTTACAAGTTGATGCCACAGCTGAAATGAATCCGCCCGAAGCAACTAACCCAGCTGATATTGAACCACCCGAGCAAGACGTGGCCGAAGGTGAAGTATACGACCTAGGTCGTGAATACGGCGCACCTGCACCGGGCAAGAAGCCACTGCCACGTGGCGGTAGTATTCCAAGACGCCACCCAGATGATCCTGACTTCATGGATCCAGATCAACGTAGACTACGTGCTGACCAAGAGCGTGTTCGTAAAGCACAGGATGAATATCATGCCATGCGCCAGGCGGCAGGTTTGCCAGTAGCCGAAAGCAGACTCATGGATTCTGCAGGTGAAACTTTACAGCACATATTAGATCGTTTCAAACACGAAGTGGCAAACTTTGAAGACACCGGCGAGTTAGACACCGACTTGTATGATGCATTGTATGACTACTATTCACACGCAGGTGAAATGCCGTATGGTGTGGCCAAAGCCAGAACTGGCGATCCACACAACTGGATAGCCGATCGATTAGGACAGCATTTTGGCGTCAATGAAAGTTCTTGCAACATGACAGCCGAAGGTGAACTCTGTCCCGAACACGGCCTAGCCGAGTGCGGCAGCTATGCCATTGCAGTGGAAAACTCTAGGGACTATGCTGATGAATATCAAGATTCGTTGTCGGGCATATTGAAGATTGCTGGCGTACCAGCTACGGAACGTCCTGCTCCAGACTACGCCACCGGTGAAGAACAAGTAGATGAGATTGTAGACATTGATACTTTGAACCAGTTGGCTAGTCATCCAATGGCTGGTCCACTTGCAGCAGCTGGCGGTGCCGCAATTGGTGCCACTATAGGTAAAGGTATAACCAAAGCCGCAGATTGGTACAAAGCTCGTCAAGAAAAACAAGCACTGGACAAGCAACACATGCCAGCAACACAGGCAGACGAAGCAATTGATCCTACCAATCCAAGAGACTATGAAATTCCAGCCATCCAACGCAAGGATCAAGCACCACTCACAGCCAAAGACATTGAGCAAAAAGATCGCAAAGCTGAATTTGATTTCTATCAACGTGCTCATGGTAAGCCACATCCAGACTCGGTAACCGATGAATCCAAAAGCCCATTGGCCGGTCAATACGGTCATTCAGGCAAAATGAAAGAAGTCGGCAAAGACACCAGCTTTTTGGATCGTCTCAAAGAACTTTCTGGAATGAAGAAGTAAAATCTNCAATNNGAACAACCGCGTCATAAATACTCTTGACGCTGCGAAACAAAGCGTATATACTACACATGTGTATGCGCTTTTTCTATTCAGCATCACAGGCAACTCGATCTAAATTTTTAGATAGGCAACATAGTAACTAAACTTTGAAAGGCAACTAACTATGGCATCATTAGCAGAAATCCGTGCGAGACTCGCACAATCCGAAAACAAACAAGGCGGCAACTCCACCGGTGGCGATAATGCAATTTATCCACACTGGAACATGGAAGAAGGTCAATCCGCAACACTACGCTTCCTCCCCGACGGTAACACCAAGAACACATTCTTTTGGCAAGAACGAGCAATGATTCGTTTGCCATTCAACGGCATCAAAGGTGAGATGGAATCCAAACAGGTATATGTGCAGGTTCCTTGCGTGGAGATGTGGGGTGAGACTTGCCCTGTGTTGACTGAAGTTCGCACTTGGTTCAAAGACAAGAGTCTTGAAGAAATGGGTCGTAAGTATTGGAAGAAACGCAGTTATATTTTCCAAGGCTTTGTGCGTGAGAACCCATTGGGCGATGACAAAACACCAGAGAATCCAATTCGTAGATTCATCATTGGTCCTCAAATCTTTACCACTATCAAAGGTGCGTTGATGGATCCTGAGTTGGAAGAATTGCCAACAGACTATCTGCGCGGCTTGGACTTCCGCATCACCAAAGGATCCAAAGGCGGCTTCGCTGACTACAATGGTAGCAAGTGGGCACGTAAAGAGTCGGCATTGACCGAAGCCGAACAAGCGGCCATTGAGAAACACGGTCTGTTTGACTTGAGCACATTCATGCCCAAGAAGCCAGGTGAAGTTGAACTCAAAGTTATCAAAGAGATGTTTGAAGCATCAGTTGATGGTCAGAGCTACGACACTGAACGTTGGGGACAATACTTCCGTCCGGCTGGTGTAGCAGCTCCTGCTGGCACTGCGTCAGCTCCGGCAGCAGATGAAGACACTCCGGCACCAGTGGCCAAAGCTGCTCCTGCGGCTGCCGCATCCAGTTTTGATGACGAGGATGACACACCGGCGGCAGCCGCTCCGGTGGTAGCTAAACCAGCATCCAGTGACAAGGCACAAGATATCTTGGCCATGATTAGAGCACGTCAGAAGCAATAATTAATCAGGATAGCAACGTTTATGATCTAAATCAATGG